CATGGTGGCACCACCGCCGCTGCCGGATGGGATGACGCCGGAACCACGAGCGCCGGCAGAGTAGCGACTCATGGCGCCACGCATTTTGCTGGCGGGGATGACGTATTCCGGTTCGCCGCCTTCGCCGATAAGGGCGTTTGTAGGGCCAGTAACAAAACCACCATTTGCAAAAAGCTTTGGCATAGAAAAGCCTTCTGCAAAACCACCGCCTCCGGGCATCGCGACAGGGCCGGCGCCACTGAACAGCCCGCCTCCGCCACCCCCAAACAAACCCAGCAATTGCTTGAAGGAATACATCACCACCATTTGAGCGATGATTTCAGTCGCCATATTGATGAACGATTCGCCAACACTTTTGAAGAAGCCAGCCAGTGCTTGCTGTGTTGATTGAGCGCCAGTAATGATTGATTGGAACGCGGTACTAAAAGCGTCGCCAATGCTTTGCGCACCAGTTGCGGCCATATTGATCGGATCAATCAATTCATTGAATTTTCGCTTTAACTCATCAGCCTTTTCAGTCGCACGGTTATTGGGGTCAAGATTGAGGTCAGTCCTAAATGTTCCAGCACCTTCGCCAAGCATTTCACCGGCGGTCAACCCGGCAAGTTTGTAATATTCCTCGATCTGTTTCTTTAACTCGTCCGTCTGAAGTTTTGACGTTTCTAGGCGTTTGATTTCATCATTTAATGTCGTTAGGTTTAGGCGTTGCTCCGCGTTTTTAAGTTCGGCGATTTGCTTGGCGCGATCCTCGTAATCAAATTGAATTTGTAGGCGTTGGCGTTCCGTTTCGGATGCCGTATCCAGCAAAACAACTTGACGGCTGAATTGAGTGCCAAGTTGATCGCCAACCTCAAGAGAACGTTTTAGCTCTTCGGCTAAGCGCTTGGCCTCGCGCTCGGCATCAGACAATCCCTTTCTGCCATCTCCACCGGCCTTGCCACGAGGCGCAAGCAATGGCGGCAATCCCCCACCGGATCCCATTGTTGGCGCTCTTCCGGCTGCGCCCGCGCCCATCTCGGAGGCGACCAAGGATTTGGTTAGCCGTTGGCGATATTGCTGAACCTCTTGATCAAACGGGTTGGCATAACGCAAGGCTCCAAAACGTGTTCTTGTACGTCTATTCGCTTCTTCGTAAGCTCTAGCCTCTGCACCAATACGCGCCGCACTATTTAATCTTTCAAGGAGTGCGTTGACGCCATCAATCAAAAACTTAAATACCGGCTCAAAAAAGGTGCCAATATTTTGGGCAAGACGCTGGAAAGAGTCTTGTAATGTGCTCAGCTTGCCATTCAGCGTGTCGCTTTGTGCGATTGCACCATTGGCATATTTGCCGCCCGCATCCGTTAATTTAATAATTGCAGCTTCAACTGCCTCCGCACTAATGCGGCCTTTTTCGAGTGCATCTTGAAATTCTTGCCCGCTAAGTTTGTACTCTTCTTTGAGAATTTTTTGGAGGGCAACACCGCGCTCTTGAAATTGCAGTAGTTCTTCACCCTGCAATCTTCCTTTGGCTTGAACTTGGCCGTAAGCAGTAACAAGTCCCTGTAATTCTGCTCCAGTGGCGCCACTTACATCAGCAAGACGCCGCGTAGTGTCTACAACCTTGTTTGTCTCAACCCCAAAGGCTTGAAGGCGCTTGGCTGCATCAATTAACTCGGAGCTGGTGAACGGTGTTACAGCGCCAAGATCCTGAAGTTCTTTGACAATTTGCGTTGCTTTTGAAGCACTACCAGTAAGCACCCCCAAGCTTCTAGTTTGAGTTTGGATTTCCGCGGCTTGGCCAAAAACAAACTTAATCGCTTGAGCGGCAATAAATGCTTTAACCAATCCACCAACCGCATTGCTTAATCCATTTGCGGCTTGTTCTTGTTTTTTCAGTCCTGCGGCCGCCGCTTCTGCAGTGGTTACAAATTGTCCGTTTTCCTTTCGTGCCCGGCCCGTAGCGTCAACAAAATACCGCATACCATTGGCTGCGGTTTGTATTTGTTTGCCTGACTTCGTAAATGAAGTCGCAAGAACGTCGTTTGTTTTGCTTAGCGATTCAGCGGCTCTTTGGGTGGCTGTCGCCTGATTTTGAACCTCACGCAGTTTCTGCGTAGCGCCACGGCTATCAACATTGATGGCAACGTTGGCGACGACAGACACGGCTAAGCCCTTGCGTTAAAGCCAGTCTACCGACGTTGTTTCATGCGGCGTTCTTGCTCCTCGTTCGTCAAATCAAAATAAGCAGACCATATCATCAGCTCCTCCATCGTCACCTCAGAGTTAAGCCGAGCCAAGCTATAGCCCAACTCTTTCGCTACGCCAAGCTGCAGCAGCAGTAGGTTGTCCTTTTTGAGCTCAGCCTTTACCGCTTTTCATGTCGGTATCATTCTGCTCTTCAGGGTTGGTGATGATGGCAAGCATCATGGTTTGAAGGTCAGAATCCAGCACGTCGTTTTTTAGCTCTGCAATTTCACCAACTTGAAAAAGGCGCTGCCCTGCGTCGTCCGTTGCTTTAGTGACCAGCAGGTTCAATGCAAAGCCATTGGCATCGTCACCGCCTGGCATCTTCTGTGCCCGCTCACGTTCTGCCATCGTCAACGGCGTTGCGTAAAACTCAAACGTGCTGCCATCGTTCAGCGTCACAACGCGCTTGATGGGCGTCAGGTTTGCAGCCTTTTTCAGCCGAGCAAGAGCAGACGAAACAGGCGCAGGCATAAAACGGGTTCTTTGTTATCACTTTAGACATAAAAAAGCCCCCAGTGCAACCTGAGGGCTCAGCCTTGGCAACCTCAGCTTAGACAGTGGTGCTGAAGTCAAAGGTTGGCACGCCGGTGGGACGGAATGCAATCTCAACCTGCTGCGCATCGTCAGGGTTGATGTTCAGGCTGGCGCTAATCAGCACGGCATCCATCGCAATGCTGCGGCTCAAAGCCTCGGTGGTTTGCTTGTCGGTGTACAGCTTGAAAGCGCAACCAACCTGTTGACGCTGCAACACGTCCTGAACCATCCGGTTGGACAGAGCAGAGTCTTCGTTAGTCACGTACACCGTGGCGGTACCACTGCCATCAGCAAAGCCAGGGATATAAGCACGGAAAGGTGCATACTGCCCGGCGGTTTGACCGATGGTGGTCACGTCAATTTCAGCACGGCTGATTTCAAAGGACCAAGATTGCACTTGGCCGACAGCTGCGTAATCGGCGTAATACACCTCAAACTCGTTAGGAGCTGCGATGGTGCCGTCGTCGGTAATAGCAAGGATGGTGCCACCAGCAGCAGTGGAAACCGTCAGCGCACCAGTGGCTGCCGTGTAGCTCAACACGTAATACGTGGTGGCATCCGAAATTGGAGCAGGCAGGGTGCCAGTACCAGTGCCACCAGTTTGGCTGTTGACTACGCGAAACTTGACGGGATCACCAACCTTCAGGTTTAGATAACTCTGAATGGTGATCGTATCGGTTCCCGCGTTGACATCAGTTTCACCGAATGTACCGGTGGTGCCAGCGGGTTTGTAATACAGAGCGCCGGACGTACCGGACAGAACAGTGACAGCCATTGTTGTATGCGGTATTGGCTGTTACGAGTCTAGCTTTGCTCGTAAGCCTCAAAAGTTATGGCGACCTGCGTTTGCGAAAACCCTTCTGGCACAGAGGGTTCAATGGTACGCGGACCATTTGCGGCATCAAATTTTATATTTTCAAGCTGCAAACGTGTAAAAAGGCTGATGCAGCGCTGAGCAATGGTTAGTCCTGCGCCAGGCCCTTGGCCACGAGGCGTGAAGATGTTGAAAACAAGCGTGCCATTGCGACGATCAAAACCTGCGCCTGTCCCACGGGTTGATGTGGTCAGGATGGTCATGTAGGCCGAATCACCCCAGATGATATTGGCCTGAATCCAACTTGCGTTATTAGGGGGGCTAAATGGAACGTTTTGGTAAGCGACTTGAATTGCAGGCGAAGCGGCGAACTCCGTTGCAATGCGGCCTTCAATGTACGAGCGGACGGTGTTAAGGCTCATGATGATCGACCGATCCGGTCCGCTTCTGCGTTGACGTAAGTTTGAATGTCTTTGGCAATGGAATCAACCCAGCCGCCAGGGAGCTTTGATTTGCGACTGCCTTTAACCGCCAATGGTTCAGCGTAAATCAGGTTGTTGTGGATGCTGTAAACGTTGCCGACCTGCTCACTGCCAAGCTGATAATTCACAGCAGTAGGCGGCGGAGCGCTTGGATAACTGCCCTCAGGTTGCCCTTGAAATGGCGCAGCGTTTTGACCAATGGCCCAGCTTGCCCTAAAGCGTCCAGTGTCAACAGGGCTTTGAAGCTTCAACCTGCCGTCAGCCGTCAACACAGCAGCGTTGATCAGTTTGTTGATCTGCCCCTCAGCGTATTGCCCAATCTCACCAATCCTGATTTGGCGTGCCATGTCACTCTCTCAAAAATATTTCAAACACAATCGCCTCGTTATCCTGCTCGATTCTGTTGACCTGCACCGTT